CGAGACCTTTTAATAAGGTATCTTTTTAGGTTATCTATATCTTTGTCACCTTGGGGCCCAGGAATAGGATCTGGTGTGTATCCCTTTGGCGGGTTGTGAAATCTTTTGTCATCTGCCGGATGGTAATCATCATCTGGATTGAGTTCTTTTTTATGTTCGCCTGCCACTCTATGTAACGAATCCATAGCAGCCTTTACAATTGCCTCATGTTCTTTTTCAAGCTTCATCCCAGCAGCATGTCTCATTACGATCTCACCATGCATTGTAGCCCGAGCAATATGAGCCGCGGTCGCTTTGCCGGTATGGTGCACATCCTTAACAATATCAAATAATTTATCTAAGTTCTCTGCTGCGGTTTGAGCGTCATCTGCATTTGTATCTTTTGGAAGATCTGCATAAAGCTTCTGAGCTTGAGGAGATACTTCGAATGCTTTTGTTGTATACGAACCAACAGCGATCTGATCGTTCTGATCAGATTCAATAGCACCCATAGCAATATGATTAGCTTCAAAGATATCTCGGATCTTAGACTCTAAGGATCTATATTTCATTTCATTGAAGCCCTTAACATCCATGCATGTTTCTTGTGGCGATCAAGTCTTTCTTCAATGAAGTTTACAAGTCCATTTTCACCATACTTGTCAGCCGCATCTCGTGCACGCTGAAGAGAAGCAAGCACCGTTGCATTATCCGAGAACAGTATTGCAACCATTTGCTCTGGCTTAATGATCAAAACTTCATCTTGAATATTTGTAAGTTCAGAGAATCTACCAAATGCTGCTGGTGCGTATGCATTCTGTGCACGAATTTCTTCGGCGAACGTATCAATTGCTCCACCTACCTCTTCGTAGATCTTACCAAAGAAGTCATGATACATCGCAAACAGCGGTCCTTCAACATTCCAGTGATAGTTCTGTGCCTTCACATAAAATGCATAGGTGTCTGCAAATGCGATCTTCAAAGGGTTAGTAATCTCTTCCATTATCTACATCTCCACCTGCGCAATGACATTGCTTTGCGTGTTGGTCTACCCTTCTCATCTTTCATAGGACCCGGCATGCCACTCATGCGTGCACAAAAAGACTTACGTCTCTTAGCATCCTTTGATCCAGGCTTTACTTTACCGGTCACAGCAGTTTGAAGCTTTGATCCTGGATTTTTGGCACGAAAGGCTTTGACGCCCTTTGCTGTCATTCCAGCACCCTTCTCTGTTGCAATAAAATGCCCCTTTGAATCTTCGCCGCGGGCTTCTGAAATGAATTCCTTAAAGCGTATCATCTGGCTTCCCATCGTTTACATTTCCGGATCCAATGATCTTTTTGTTTCTTTTTTGTCTGCGCACTATAGTTTTACCATCAGCAGTGCGAACAATTACGCCTTCAACATCCGAAGAACGAACTTCCTCCATCGCATCAACTACATCAGGATGAAGTTCAAATGCCGGCTTCATCTTGATACCGCATTCTTCAGCTGAAAGAGTCACACCGATGCCAGCAGTCCAAGCCATGTTGAATGTTTCGTTAAGATCTGATTTCTCTTGACCCGGTGTTTCTTTTTTATACTTCTTAACTAGTGTGTTTGTGCCAATCTCTCTTTGAGATGGAGAGTCTTCATTAATCTTAGCATGCTTCTCGGCCGACTTCTTGAAGTCCATTCCAAAATATTTCTTCTTGCCCCACTTATTCGAAGCAACCCATGCTGTTTGTTTCTTTGGATCGCTTGACCCATAGTGTGGCTTTACATATGGCTTCATCTCGCCTTCGTCAATAATCTTTTTCTGAACTTCCTGCTGGCGCTTTTTTACATTTGATTCTGCAGGCTTACGATCCACAATCTCTTTGCTGCACATATTATTTTTTTCAAGCAATTCTTTAAACGCAATATCAAGTTCTTCGTTAACAATCTTCTCTTCGCGAAGATCCGCATCAAGAGTCCAAGCTCTGCCCTTGGCAATGTAGCTATTGACTCGATTGAATGCAATTTGTTCGGGTGTTTGTGTCGATTCATTTACATACAACGAAAGACCGCGCTCGAACACTTCCTTGAGAGTCGAGAACGGTATGCCAGTCTTTTCAGCTTTTTTGATCAGGGTCTCTATGATTGGATCTGTACCAACCGTCGAGTTTAGCATTCTACGTAGAGTAATGCTAATCGGATTACCTTCTTTTTCGAACTTGGTAATCGCGTTCTCAATGATGTCTACAAGTTCAAGTGTTGACTTGGCATTGAGATCATTGAAAAGACCAGAGAAATCTTCAGCGGCAACCACCGTGTGGAGACTCTTCATTGGTTCGCCACTGTGGTAAGATTTCAGTCTTTCAAACTCTGCCTTTCTCAGCTTTGGTAGAAGACGCGCAGCGATACGCTTAATCAGCTTTGTCTTCTTGGCGACTGCGGTATCTACCTGAATCTTTTCAGATGTTGTAAGCTTAGAATAGGGAATATCCTTTCGAGCAGAAATTCTTGATTTCAGTAATGCTCGCGCCTTGGCTTCGGCGCGCCTCTGTAATTTTTCCGTGCCGGCTAACCGGCCCTGTGAGATCTCTTTGGCTCTCTGAAGCTTTGGTTGAATACGCTTGAGTTGTCGGCCTCTTTGTTGGCGTTGAGCAAGCGTAAGAGCCTTGCGTTCCTGAAGGGACGCGGTTAGGACGGCAAAGTCCTCGTTTGTACGGCTCTTGTCATCTAGCTGAGGATTGATGTCAATGCCATCTAGTGGTTTACCAGTTGCAGACTTGCCCGTAGGCTTCTTAATATTCTTTTCTGGTACCGGTTTCTTCTTATCTTCCATCAGAGTTTCCCTTGGGCTTATCTGTAAACAAACGGGATTGCCGTAGCCTAACCGCATTGTTATTTATATTAATTGTATTCTTCCCAAGTGATAGAAGCAACAGCATCGTCGTTATTTGTTGTTGCAATAACAGAAATTAAGAACGTATCCATAGAACCATCCAGATTCGTTCTGAGTTGATAGCTAGAGTTAAATCTCTTAAAATCTACATCTATAACAGAAACACCGGTGCCCCCGGTAAACATTCCTTGCAGTAAGTTTTTTCCTCCAGTATAAGATGTAGGAGTGATATTATATTCTACGTGACTTTCTGCTTCGGGCGTTACCCAAGTTCCGCCTACAACGTTTGCAGCTTGCGTAACTGTGTATCTGAATGGCGTACTTTGAATACCGTATAAGTTCATTGTAACAGGTACAGCCACTCCTCCAACTCTATCAGATTTCAAACGAATTGCAATAACAGGAGTGTCAGTTGTGTTCGAAACATTTACTCCTATGAGAGGAGTTGAAGCCGATCTTGTGCCCACGAGTGGTGTATGGCCGCCTTCTGAAATCACAGTGTTACAGATATGCTCAAACATCGTATTGCTTGCTGTAGCACCGGTGTTTTCAATCTCATAACGAATCGGCAAACTTGCTGATGTAATATAAACAGATGTAATCAGATTTGCATGGTGAAACTTGTGCGCAGTATAGAATACACCGTTTACGACGAACCCCATTCGTGTAGTACCAGCACCCAACCACTCGATATCCATCCATTGAATTTGAGATTTTGAAAAATCGAGGGTTATTTTTGAATAACCAGTACCATCAAACGCGTCTTCAGACCATTCAGACTGAGGAATTCTTAATTCCGTGACTAATCCTGTGACTGCAGTTCTTTTAACAATATATGCAGTTGTTCCATCATGCTCGAGAAAGAAACCGGTGTTTGTATCAAAGTAGCCGACCCTCTGACGAACATTGGCTTTAGGCTGCATACAAAACGAGTTAATAACAAGTAAACTTTTGCCAGGCTGATAGTGAAAATATCTCGAAGTCTGACGCACTACTTTATCGCCTGAAGTCGTACCGACATTCATTTGCACAGAAGAGGCATATGGACTGTGTGCGGTATTAGCAGCTCCAGTTGTAGCTATTGACCAGTTTCGTGTATCATCTGTAAAGCGAAAAGTATTATCAAAAAGGGTGTGTGGTTGCGAAGTGCGGAGCCGACCAAAAGCATCGACCATTGAACCAGCTGTGGTGAGCTGGTCTGCAAGCATCATAACTTCGTAACGAGTTGTTACTTGCCCAGAATCGATGATTTTTTTGTCAGTTCTATATTGAGCCATTAGTTAATCCAGTTCTTAAATCTGGCAATAAAGGACTCGTGAATTCCCATACCCTTACGAACATCATGATATAGTTCATCCTTATGAGATTTACTCATTCCAGACGGAGCCATCTTATGGAATGATTCTTTATCTCCAGCAGTAGCGTGTTTACGCATTGCAGTACCAGAAGCAGATTCGATTCCACCACCACCTTCTTTACGTTCACCGCCTACTGACTTGACTTTAATACTTTTAAAGTTATAGTGACCGTGTTTCAGATCCTTACCATTATATTGATGAAGGAGCTTATGAAATTCATTGACGCGGTCAGAACCAACATGCATTGTTACGTGAGTGTAACCAGCCTTGTGTAGCTTTGTCATTTGGTGCAGAAGCGTAGGATGTTCTTTAGACATAGCTTCAACCTTCGCACCTTTGACAGCACGAGAAAGATGCTTCACCTTCTGTTCCGGAGTCAGGGGATTCTTCTTGGCATCATGAGATCCAGTAGTCAGAATCTTATGATCGGCTCCTTCTTTCTTCGCAGCATCCATTACATGCTTCACCACCATCTCGTGGCCAGCATGTACAGGGTTAAATCTTCCTTGAGTGATATGGATTGCCTTCACAGATTTTTGTCCTTATTGAAGTTAGCAGCCGAGAACTCAGCACGATCAACAATCTTAGTAGGACGATTGTGTCTTACCACTACAAATCCTTCAGGCTTAGATTTCTTACCACTAATACTATGATCAAACTCAGCGTGGCTCGAGAGTGTGTTAGCTAATACATCTTTAGCTTTTTGTAAATGAGTATGCATTTGAAGAACGCGTTCAAAGTGTTTACGATTATTCTGAACATGAGATACATCACGTTCCATAGCACTTGCTTTTGAAGCTTTTGTTTTATCTGTTTTTACAGCGTCTATCTTTCTCTGATGAGACTTCGCAAGATGAGCTATAAACTCATTCGTATTAGGCTTTGTACCAGTACGAACGGTGTGGTTGATATAAGTCTTTAAAGGAATACGATGATTCTCAATTGCAGCATGAGTTTCAGGATTTGTCTTTGAATGCAATTTTGCGGCTGCTGCCATATGCTTAATAAACTTAGCTTGATGTTGTGGTTTATAATTAATACCAGAAGTATCATGTTCTGTAGAAATTAAATGCACATCTTTATGAGCACCAAATTCATCTAAATTAGGAGCATATTCGGCTTTCATATCTTCAAGATTTTTGCCATTATATTTAGTATGAACTGCTACACCAATTTTAGAACGAACTGCAGCTTTTCCATGAGGTGAATTTTTATTAGCTGAATATGTAATGGTGTTTGGAGTGAAATGTACCTTTGCACCAGTCTGATGTACATCATTCGGTGTATGCATGATATCACCCTGGAAAACTCCCTTCTTTGGAGTCACCTTAGGCAAATGATGAAGAGCTGCTTTGAGCTTTTGAACTAGGCCAGGAGCATGACCATGATTACGCTGAATGTCTTCTTCAGTATAGTTGATCTTAGGATTCTTATTGAAAGCAGACTTCGAAGCAACAAAGAACTTACCAGTTTGTGGATGTCGCCCAAATACAACAGAAGGCGAACCATCATACTTCATAGTTACTTTTGTAGCATTTTCTTTACCAGAAAGCTTATCATGTACATCTTTTAAATTATGATATGCGTGCGAGAAACCTTCTGCACCAGCATTAATTACATGATCTTCAGCATGTTCAAGATGTTTAAGTTTTTCTTCGCTAGTTTCTTCAGCAAGAAAACTTTTAAATGCAGTCATTATTTTTTCCTACGAGAAGGGAATTGATTAAACATGGTTTGATACTTAGAGAAATTCAGAATCATCTTTGTATTCCAAATTTGCTCCTCACCGTCATTAGTAGTTACCGTAAGAACAGCATTAGTCCAAATGTTACCGGCCATATTAGCATTGACTACTGGCTTACCAATCTTTTCGATCATCTTTTGCATGAAACTACGATACGCATCTTCTGCACCCTGAACATTTAACTTAACGTAATGTTCAATCTTGGCTTGATCGGGCTCACGAATATCTGGCTCACCATGCCGACGATTTGTATTCTTTGATTTTGTGAAGGCTTCCAGCGCATCACGAGCTGCTTTCTTCATCTTATAATCTGTTCCACCATAAAAGCTCGAAGGATTAGGAGCAGCTTTGTCAAGATTCCACTCGTGACTTTTAAAATAATCAAGGCGCTTCTTAACAAACTCACGAGCTCGTGTTTCAGCCATCTTCTTATACTCATTGAGATGGCTCTCTAAGATCTTAATAAGCGTCGATGAATCACTGAACTTCTTTTGTAGCGCAGTAGTTGCAACAGCCTTAGCTTCAGCACGCTTTTGTGTTACCTTAACAACTTTGCCTTTAAGATACTTAAGATCTTCGCCAATAGGTTTCCAGATTTTAAGATAATCACGAACACTCTTAATCATATGCTTATATTGTGGCTTATTCTTTTTTTCAAGTTTATTCACTAGTTTTTCAATTTTACCATGGCTCACAAACCCATCAAAACTAGTATAATACAATTCAGTCAGGTCTGGATCATCACGGTCAGCACGCACTAGATCAAGCAATTCATCAGGCTTTGATGAATACGTATCATTTCTCATCACGCGCTTGGCTTGGTCAACAAGATCTTGATACACCGGATTTAGAATCTCACCAGCCTTCTTATGGCCAGCAATAGCAGCCGTAATCTCACTCACGGTGGTCATGCGAGCTTCTCTAATATAACTCTTAAAAGATTTCATCGTACTGTCTTTACCGATCCATCAGGATTTACAAAATAGGCTTCGAACTTAATATTTGGATATTCTTTTTGTAAAGAAAGGAATGCATGAAGATTGCTAGGAGCATCATCAAACAACCTAAGTTTTATATAGTTCTGTGTATTTATATATTTACGAAAGATAATCTTCTTGGCTTCAGCGGAAGAGTCAATCTTGAGGTTCCCGGCGCGCTCCACATGAATATTGTCAATAGGCAAACCATGATCACGGAACGTCTGAAGAAAAATATCTTTATTATCAAAGTCAGATCGAGCAGTACACATAATCACTCGGCTGTGAGGATTCTTTTTCGAGTTAGCAAAAATAGCTTTAGTTTTAGCAACCATTCGAGTGATTGGTTTAGATGAATTGCGAAACACTTCAGCATTTGCAAATTCTCCAAAATCGTAAGTTTCACCCTTCTTACGCTTGTAGGTATTGAACTCTTGATTGTCTAGCGACCGAACAGTCTTACCATCTTTTACAACAGTAACTTTGGCATACGTATGAAAAAGAGTCTCATCGATATCAAAGATCGTGAGAGTTCCCGAGCCTACAAAATTTCTAAATCGATTAATCTTCTTCATATTGTTATCTTATATTGTTATGAAAAAAATGTCAACAGTTATTTTACAAATTTAAATGGGTTGATCTTCGAAGAACCTGGTTTTACACTATATTTGCTGTTAGCCAACGTTTTTGCTTTTACTTCAGCTTGAATTTCAAAATTGGCAGAGCGATCACCAATTCTTAGAACAACTTGATTTAATCCGGCAGCGGATTCAAACTTAGGTACGTCTGGGATCTTAAGTGGATTTTCATTTCCAAATTGATAAAAATCGTCTCCAGAAGAAAGATAATATGCTGTTGCCGCTTTACCTTTTAAATAATGTAAAGAAACCAGATTGCCGATATCAACGTTCGGAACTTTACACACGTTTTTATTTGGAAGAGAAGATAGATATCCCTTCATCATCATTAATGGAACAGAATTTTTATCAGCGTTTCTTGCCGTAGTAGTAGAATGAAGTGAAATATTATTAATATCTCCACTCCAGTTTTTATCAATCAAATATTTTTTTAGCCCTTTTATCCATTCTTGAGCTTCTTTTGAATCATTAAATATTTTCGCAAGTTTTTTAGTAGCTTCTGATTCGTATGAAGGAATGACTTGCCATTCTCCTTTGACGTATTGAAATCGTGGATTCATCATATTGTCTGTATGATTCATTTTGACTTCAACCCAGACACCATTCTGAGTGCCTCTGTATCTACCGTATTCAACAAGAACGTCTGGATATGATGTAGACACTTTTGGTCTATTAGCAGTGAGAGTTTTTGGAGCAGAATTGTGTATGTTTTCTGCTACATCTTTTTCATATTTGTCTGATGCTGCACTCATAAAAACTCCTTTTGCCTATTTATCAGACAAAAAAGGCCTTCCCTTGAGCCGCAGCATCAGAGGGGAAGGCCGTGTTATTCTTATTTATATATTATTTTTTTGTTACCCAGCTTCCGCTTGCCGGAACTACACCAAGTGGCTTTTTCTTAGTGGAAGGAGCAACCTGTTGTCCCATTGCAGCGTGAGCTTTGTCAGCAGCCAGCTTTTGACCTTTTTCTCTTCCTAGCTTTTCAGCGCCGCCTTTTTCACGGATCTTTGCATTATATGCTCTTAATTTATCCACTGAAAGTTCTTGGATCTGCTGTAGGTCTTCTGTTTCAAAGTGAGATTCTAGATTTTCAATATATGTATGAAGCATGTCGACATAATCTTCTAAAGTAAGTTCTAGTTCTTCGTGAAGAGAACTGTTTCTCAGTCCGCGAACTCTTTCTTTATTGATTTGTTCTGAAATAAACTTAGCATAGATATCTGTCGACATTGGAATCTCCAATTGAGTGGTTTATTATTATGAGTTATTTATATAATTAAACCACTCAGGTACTGGTCTTTTTGTCCAGACCATCTTGAAGCGATCTTGCTTAGTCTGGTAAAACTTGCGGTATGAACCTACGATGTCACGATAGTCCATACACTCTGGATTTGACTTCATAGCCAGAGGCTGTGGAGTCTTGTAACCGACCGGAATGTTCAGTGGAGGACTCTTGAGAACCTCACGAAGCAACGTATCGGTACTGTGGACCTTGCCGTAACGGTACGTATACTCGTCACACAGAGCTACAAAGTGCACATAGTGCCAGTTGTAGTTGTTGTTGCTCTCAGCAGTCCAGATGGTGCAAGGATGATGCATGTGCACTGCACGATACATAACATCCTCACGGCTATCTGGCAAGGTCCATGCCTTGGACATGGTCTTGCCAGACTTTGATGGCACACGAGTTTGCACACCATCAAGCATACGGTGAACCGTCGAGAGCATCTGAGCCGACTCGACGATCATCTTCACCACATGCTTGTCGCACTGCAATTGAGCAGCTTTGATTGGACATGTATCGAGAACAAAGAGGTTCATAGTTTAAATCTGGATCCCTGTAGTCTGCTTGATGTATTGTGTGCTGACAATATTACCGGTTTCAACAGCACCAACAATAGTCGTGTCAGCAATCAGTACGTTGCTATCTGGAGCAGACACCAGCCAAGGCATCATACCGAATCCACCGGTAGCATTCATGGCAATTGCACGGGGCTTGATGAGTTCAGTCACCCCACCTTCCTGCTTCACTCGAGCGATAATCTCCTCACCAGAGATGAGCTTGATCGTATAAACCTTATTCTGTTCCATAATTCACCTTGTGTACAAATTTAAATTTCTGATCGTCATCCCATCCCTGAAGATAGTCATTATCCTCATTAAACAGCCGAAGATACTCTGCATCATCGATCTCGCGAGCGGAGGTAATCATCTCGTCGATGTGAAGCTGACTAAACTCTTCAGCCTCGTTCATCGTAACAACGTCCTTGGCATGGCCAGCAGATTCACAGTCAACGACGTAACGAATACGAAACATGCTAATAGTTTCGACAAGATATTTAGCCATTGTCTCTTGGATCCTTTCCGTAATGGAATCCGTTTTCATCTTCATAGCCTTCAGGCGCAGTCTTAAGAAGATACACCAGGTATGCTACAGACACAACTACGACTGATACCGCAACATAAAGCAGTTCACTCAAGACCCAGCTCCTTGCGTTGATCAGGAGTCGTATACCACTTCAGGACTACCTCGAGAGCATCAATATGCTTTTGGATCTCGGCATCATCAGCTTCCTGATCACCCCATACAAATACATGGTTGTTAGCACCGAGGTCCTTCTTGAGCCCTTCCCAAGTATCACGGAGTTGACCGACAACGATATTATCGATAGTTTCCCAATCAAGTTCTACAGAAATCTTACTCATTGATATCCACCTTTCTATAACGGGCATAGCTGCCGTCTTCTTCAACAATTAACACTTCATTCAAATTTTCATTCTTTGCGATTACTCGCTGTTCGCCTTCTGCAATGATGTGGTTATATTCACGAAGAATGCGCATCACGGCATTGGCAATACCAAACCGGTTACGATTGGTATTCATCGCTTCTTGAACCGCCTTGGCACATTCGTTATACACTTCATCAGGCAATGACCAACTCATATCAATATACGAATTCATTGTTCCAACACGACGCAGATACTCCTGTCCGCCATCAACAGCGATGTTGCCACACTTACATTCGACAAAGTCATGGCGGTGCTTTGAGACAATGAAGTCATCGCACTTGTTACAAAT